AACATCTCAATCCATTTTTGAAAGAGGCATACTTAATAAAATTTGGCAACAGCCCTGCGACTATTGTCACGGGCAAAGAAGTATTCACAAAAAGAGCAAAGAGAAATCCGAATTATACAGGCAAACAGGCAGGTGTTATTTTACAAAATAAAGAAACGGGCGAAATTACAGAGAGAGAGGGGACGATGTACCTCCCAGAGCAAGAAAACCTTGTCGGTGGATGGGCTAAAGTATATATAAAGGGGTATACACAACCCGAATATGCAAGCGTGAGCTTTGAAGAATACGCAGGAAGAAAGAGCAACGGGGAATTAAACAGTCAGTGGGCAGCAAAGCCAGCAACGATGATCCGCAAAGTTGCCCTTGTACAAGCACTTCGTGAAGCCTTCCCCGAAGATTACGCAGGGCTCTACTCACCCGAAGAAATACCCGAAGCAGGGGAGATTATATTTGACGATACAGCTCCACAGGTAGCTCCGCAGGTCGAGGTTCAAGAGCCGATGCAAACAGCTACCACAGAGCCTGCTGCAGAGATACCCGAAAAAAACGAAGCGGAAGCAATACTCGGAATTTGAGAAAGGCGATAAAAAGAACAGGGGGTGCGTATTATTAATAAAGTAATTTTAATGGGAAGATTAACAAGAAAGCCCGAAATCAGATATACACAGGGAGCTCAACCAATGGCGGTGGCAAGGTACACCCTCGCCGTTGACCGCAGATATAAAAAAGACGGTGATCAACAAACCGCCGATTTTATAAACTGCGTAGCTTTTGGAAAGACCGCAGAATTTACACAATATTATTTGTTTCAAGGGACTAAAATCGTCATCGAGGGAAGAATCCAGACGGGCAGTTACACAAAGAAAGACGGTTCAAAAGCATATACCACCGATGTCGTGGTCGAGGCTTGCGAGTTTGCGGAAAGCAAGGGAGCAAACCAACAGCAGACCACACAGCAACAACAATCCCCGAATGATGACTTCTACCCGATGACAAGCGAGGCAGACGATGACGATTTACCGTTCTAAAAATAAATATAAAAATAAAAAAATAGCCGTGGACGGTCAAATTTTTGACAGCAAAAAGGAAGCTCGGAGGTTTCAACATCTCCGACTTCTTGAACGAACGGGAGCTATAAAGCACCTTCAAACACAAGTAAAATTTATTTTGATACCGACCCAAAGAGAGCCAGACACAATCGGGGTGCGAGGCGGCAGAAAAAAAGGAAAGCTCCTCGAAAGAGAGGTCGCTTATATTGCAGACTTTGTGTATACCACCTCGGACGGAATACAGGTTGTCGAAGATACAAAGGGAATACGCACGGCGGATTATATCATTAAGCGGAAATTAATGCTCTATATTCATAATATACGAATTAAAGAAATTTAAGAGGTATAAGAGAAATGGGAATTTTAATAATAATTGCTATATTCACACTTGGGGTTATAGCAGGATTTTTTTTAACTGTCTTGATAGTTGCACATTCCGCAACCAAGAGGGCGAGAGATGAAAAGAAACTAAAAGCAGAGATCACCCGAATAATTAACAAAAAAAAGGAGCAACAAAAATGAACACGGAAGAAAAAGAGTATTTTTTTATAAATAGTTTTTTTCAAATTTCAAAGGAAACTGACAACGGAATGACAGTAGATATTATGCGGAAAGCATGCGGAAACTATTTTACTAAAAAAAGCGAAGCGGAAATATTACTCAACCAAATTAAATTATTATTCAAACCGATAGAGAGGTGAAAAGGAATTGAACAGAGCGGAACGCAGGCGGCAAGAAAAAGCCGAAAAGAAAAAGACCGCAACCCTCAATTTGACCGCTGACCAGTTCGAGCAGTTCAAAAGAGAGCAGACACGGCGGACGGCATACACAGCCCTCACGCTTATGCTCGGGATTCCGTTAATGGTTCTAAGAGATCATCACGGCTTCGGAAAAAAGAGGCTTGAAGCATTTGTTGAAGATTGCATTGAACTATTTGACAGCTTCGACAAAGGATATTTGTCTTTTGAAGATATACAACAAACAATCTTTGACGAAACGGGGGTCAAAATCATCGAAACGGCGGATAAATATTATTTTGGAAAGGGAAGTGAGAAGGTATGAGATACAGATTACAAAAAAAGTAAAAGTTGCTATGCCTAATATCTTAGGAAATTATTCACAGCCTGTATATACATATATGCAAGTGATGACATAGAAGTCCTTAAAAAACTTATGCCAAAAGGAAACGAATACAGAATTGAGGATACAAGACCGTATGAGGCAGAAAGTGAGGTATAGGATGCAGATAACTGATGCAACAAAAGAATCTGAGTGTTGTTGCTCTTGTAAGCATAACATCCGAAAGCAAGACGAAAAACAAGCGGGTATCTATTGTGAGTGTGAAATAGATGGTCATTATATAGATTATATATCCTGTTTTGAGAATGTATGCGAAAGGTGGGAAACAGATGCAGATAGCGAGGAAGATGGTTTAGACAATTTGGATTCGATGTTGGAAGATTTATGGAATGATACTGCTGACGAAGAAAGTGAGGATAAGGAATGAGTGATAGTTTTGAATTTACTTTGCATAGCCCTTTGACAAAAGAGGACTGGGATAAAATATTGGATGTGGAGCATGAAAATACGAGGTCTGTTACGTTTCAGACACCGCAGGGCAGACAAGTAAGATATATAAAATGCGAGGTGCTCGACAAGATAAGAGCTGAGATTAAAGCACTTACGGATGGGGTAGACCCCGAACGAATATGGAATGTTGATGTATTAGCAATTGTCGACAAATACAAGGTAGAAAGTGAGGAAGCATGAAACAAGAATACTATTCTAATTGTTTGTTTGAAGCACTAAAAGCCAAGATTAAATGGGGTAAACAGATACGAATAATATATATTCCAGCGAGAAAAAATGAAGTGTTTTGTCCTCATTTTATGTGGCATGATTTGTTAGATGATAACATCAAAGATTTTCACGCAGAAAATGGATATATAGAAAAATGGTATAACATTTTTCTCTTTAAAGGATATATTAGATGTCGTCCATATTCAGTTTATGAAAGATGGTTAAAAAATAAGACTTGGTCAGAAAGTGAGAAATAAAAATGACAAGAGAAAAAGCAATAGTTCATTTAATAGTCATTGGTGAATATTATTCTACAAATCATTTAGACCCAGACGAAGAATATGAAACTTTAACTAAAGATGAACTTGACGCTATTTGCTTAGCAATTAAAGCATTAGAACAACAGCCAAGTGAAGATGCTATTAGTAGACGGGCGGTATTAGATAAAATTAAAGAAGTGTGTTTTAGTGAAGAGTGGGTAAAATTTAGAATTGATAATGGTAGTGATGGTCAAAGGGATTTTCTAATCAACTATATTAAAAAGTTACCAGTCGTCACACCACAGCCAAAGATGGGAAAGTGGATATATACAGGAGATTATTTAACAGAAGGTATGTTGAAATGTTCCGAGTGCGGTGAAGAGATTGATATATCGAAATTATATTATGATTTCTGCCCTAACTGTGGAGCGAAAATGCAGGAGGTAGAAGAAAATGGCTGAATTACCACCGTTTGAAGTAATGGCTAAAAAGGTAGCTGAACAAGCACTCGATGAATATATTTATAAGGGCAAGACATTAAGAAAGTGGATAGACATAATAATTGATTTTGAAAAAAAGAGCGAAAACGAATGCGAGAAAAATCAATCGAAGGACGATGGATCGGTGACCCTATAGGATATTGTCACTGCCCGTTACACAAAGGAGCATTAAACCGCTCCCTTGCAATTCGGCATAAATGCCTTGCCAAAAAATGCAATCATTTGGAAAAATACAACGATAATGCGTGGAGAAAAAAGCACACCAAGAAAAGAAAAAGACGGAAACAGAAAGGGTGGAAACGATGAAAATATACATCAGTGGAGCAATAACAGGGACGGATGACTACATGGAACGGTTTAACACCGCTGCGGAATTTATAAGAGCGAAAGGACACGAACCAGTGAACCCTTGCGATCTTAACAAAATATTGAACCCAGCAACAACAACATATTCCGATTATATGGCAGTAGACCTTGCCTTGCTTTCCGTTTGCGATGCAATTTATATGCTCAAAGGTTGGGAAAATTCCAGAGGGGCAAAAGCAGAAAACCTTACAGCACAGGCAAACGATGAAATTAAAATATTATACGAGGGCATTAATAACGATTTTTAAAAATTCAGAAAAAAAGGAGGGGAAACGGGAAATGGCAGACTCAAAAAGATATTACTGGATTAAGTTAAAAACCGATTTTTTCAACCAAGAAACAATCGACTTTTTGATGTCGCAGGAAAACGGGTGTCAATATATAGTATTATATCAAATGCTTTGTTTACAGACGGCAAACAATAACGGAGAGCTTGCAACAAAAATCGGGGAAATTATCGTTCCTTTTGACACTAAGAAAATAGTGCGTGATACAAAATACTTTGATTATGACACCGTAACAGTTGCGATGGAGCTATTCGCAAAGCTCGGCTTAATATATCGAGAAGAAAACCAGATCCTGCGGATTTCAAACTTTGAGGAAATGGTCGGGAGCGAAACTGAGGCGGCAAAAAGAAAAAGGATCCAAAGACAAAGCGTGGGACAAATTGAGGACAAAAGTGGGACAATGTCCCAGACAATGTCTCAGACAATGTCCCATAAGAGTATAGAGAATAGATATAAGAGTATAGATAATAGAGATATAGAGAAAGAGAGAGAGAAAGAAAGAGAGGAAAGTGTGCAAAGCACACATCCGTCCGAAAATAAACCCCGTCATAAATATGGTGAATATAACAATGTACTTTTAACAGATACGGAGCTCGAAAAATTAAAAAATGAATTTCCAGACTGGCAAAATCGAATTGAAAGCCTTTCGGCATACATAGCAAGCACGGGAAAAAGATATAAAAGTCATCTCGCAACAATTCGCAACTGGGCGAGGATGGAGAAAGAGAGATACACAACAACAGCAACAACCGCCGCTCCATTAAATAAAATGGCTCAAAAATTAGATGATGAATACAAGATGATCGCAGAATGGGGAGCAGAAAGGATGGAAAGGGAGCAATGACACTACAAGAATTTATGATTTTTACCGCAGCCTTAAAAACATATTACGCACGGGAAAACCTGCTCCCGAATAAACAGGCTATGGAGCTTTGGTTTGAACAACTTGAAGATATACCTTTACATCTTGCGGAAACAGTATTAAAACAATGGGTGGCAATTAACAAGTGGTCACCAACAATCGCAGATATACGGGAGCAAGCGGCGGAAATTTTACATGGGAAAATTAAAACAGCCGATGAAGCATGGGCAAAGGTGCAAGATGCAATTTACAAAGATTTCAAAAAATCAGACGGGAAAAGGAAATTTATAAAAATATACCCCGAAAAAAAACTCGACATAATCACTCAAAAAGCCATTAACGAAATGGGCGGATTTGAAGAATTAAAACACAGCCTTCATTTTTTACCGATTGAGAAAAAACAACAGCAAGAAACGCTGTTCAAAAAAATATATAACCGCATAGCGGAGGCAGAAAAGAAAGCAAGACAAACACCGAAAGCGATACAATACGAAATTAACAGGATCTACAGCTTTAGACTTCAACAGGGGGCAGACGATGAGCGACAGCACAAAACAAATAATTGAGGATACGGTCAATGCGACCGTCCTTAAATTGAAAATGGCTGGATTACTAAAAGACAATAGGAAAACAGCAATTGAAAAGACAGAGGAACTCCTGCGAAATTATCCGACATTCAAAAAGATAACGGGCAAAGAATACACGGAAAAGCTTGTATCAGCCGTAGAGGGAGCACTGGGGACAGTTCGCAATGACCCATATTTTGACATAATAAACCGATTTTATTTTAACGGGCAAAGCCGGGAATTTATCGCAAAGGAATATAACACCAGCGTAACTACAATAAGCAGAAATAAAACAAGGCTATTAAAAGAGATTGCACCGTTGCTTTTTTCGGACGAGGTGATTTTTGAATTATTTTTATAAAAATATCCGAGGCAAAAAGCCTCGGTTTTTTCTTTCCAGAAAAATAACAAAGGAACAAACTGAAAAAATCGCTCATTTTTTTATCCACGGCAAACGCTGTCGCATTTTTGAGGGTACACTCTAACAAATACCCACCAAAAAATAAAAATGCCGTGGCGAGCCTAAAAACATATAAAAAACGGTATACACCTAAAAGAATACAAAATAATACACCGAAATAAAAGAACCGCCGATTAAGGCGGTCTTATAAATTATTTTAAAATATCATATCCCCAGTTAGAACCATCACAACGATTATAATTAATCCATTCTTGGGCGGTATATACTCGTATTTCAACATCTTTACCCTTTGCATAATAAAGAGCTTCATCTTCATCAATGAATACCGCCTTTGTGAATTCATCGTCACCACGAACAGCAACAACCTCATATATTTTTACATTTTTTTCTAATTTCATTTTTTTATTTCCTTTCTGGTTTTTTTAGGTTTTCCTTCCCTTTTGATAATATAATTATACACCCCAAAGGGTACAATGTCAAGAAATTTATGAAATAATTATGCACAAAAATCAATAGCTGAATTTGTCTATTTTTAAGTATTTTTGTGTAACAAACGCAGTAACACGATGTATATTGCGACCACCCTTAAACGAAATTATAATATTTATCAAATAACGGTTAGAGGGGGCAAAAATATGGATTATCAAGATTACATTAAACCCGAGCTTTTAATTTTAGTCCCTGTATTATTCATTGCAGGGGAATTCATTAAGAGCACTGACAAAATATCAAATAAAAATATTCCTGCCATTTTAGGCGTTGCAGGAATAGCCCTCACTTCCTTGTATGTAATAGCAACGGAAAGCTTCACAGGCACCAGTCTATTTACAGCAATCACGCAGGGAGTGCTTGTAGCAGGGGCGGCTGTATACGCAAATGAGTTGATAGACAAGAAAGGGAAACAATGAGCGACACAATACTCGTGGCTTTGATTTCCTTTGTTGGTACACTCGCAGGGAGCTATTCGGGGATTAAACTCATCGCATACAGACTCGAACAATTGGAAAACAAGGTCAACAGACACAATCAAGTGATAGAACGGACATACATACTCGAAGAGCAAATGAAAGTGGCGAATCATAGAATCGATGATCTCGAAAGGCACGAAGAAAACCGACAGAAAGAGGGAAATTTATGAAAATTATAAATAAAAAAATAAGCGACCTCGTGCCTTACGAAAATAATCCCAGATTGAACGATAACGCAATCTCAGCAGTGGCGGCGAGTATTTCAAAATTTGGTTTCAAGGTACCCGTAATAATCGACAAAAATAATATAATCGTTTGCGGACATACCCGAATATTAAGTGCGAAAACGCTCGGAATGGAAGAAGTCCCCTGCATAATAGCCGATGATTTAACGGACGAACAAATCAAAGCCTTTCGACTTGCAGACAATAAAACCGCCGAGCTTGCCTCATGGAATATTGAATTATTAGAGGCGGAGCTTGCAGAAATAAACGACATAGACATGTCGCAATTTGGCTTTGAAGCGGATATTTTCCAAGAGGATGGTGAAGTCGTAGAGGATGATTTTGATGAAGAGCCACCCGAAGAACCAACGAGCCAGCTGGGGCAAATATACAAGCTCGGACGGCATCGTTTAATGGTAGGAGATAGTACAAAGCCTGATGATGTTAAAGCATTGATGGACGGGGAGCAGGCTGACCTTGTAGTGACAGATCCACCCTATAATAATGACTATATAGGGAAGACCAAGGATAAGATGAAAATACAAAACGACAAAATGAACGGTGGGGCGTTTTTGGAATTCTTAACAAAAGCCTTTAACAATTTGAAGGATAACCTCAAGGGGGGGGGAGCCTTCTATATTTGGCATGCATCCATGGAAGGTTATAACTTTATGACCGCTTGCCATAATTCAGGATTACAAGTCCGCCAACAAATTATTTGGGTCAAGAATTGCTTTGTTTTAGGGCGCCAAGATTACCAGTGGAAACATGAACCGTGTCTATATGGATGGAAAAACGGCGGTGGGCATTATTTTATAAACGACCGCACGCAGGACACAATCGTCAAGGATGACACCGTGGACTTTGACAAGTTGAAGAAGGATGAGGCGGTCGAGCTTTTAAAAGAGATCTACAATAAAAACGAGCCGTTCTCCGTAATTTACGAAAACCGCCCGATGAAGTCAGAGCTTCACCCGACAATTAAACCCGTCAATTTATTTGCAAGAGTAATAAAAAATAGCAGTAGACAAGGAGAAAAAGTCCTTGACCTTTTCGGAGGCTCGGGAACCACATTAATGGCTTGTGAACAGCTCGACAGGAATGCATATATTATGGAATTTGATCCGAAATATGCAGATGTAATAATACACAGGTGGGAAGAGTTCACGGGACAAAAGGCGGAACTTTTAAAAAAAGGATAAGCAGAAAAAAGAAGGGATAAGATGGCACGCTGGAACTATACAGTATATAAACACACCGCGCCAAACGGTAAGGTTTACATCGGTATTACTTGCAAGACTACAACGGCGCGCTGGAATAATGGAAACGGATATAAAAAAAATACACACTTTTTTAATGCTATTCAAAAATATGGCTGGGAACATATACAACATGAAGTATTATACACGGGGTTGACTAAAGAAGAAGCTGAACAGAAAGAAATCGAGCTTATAGCAGAATACAAGAGCAATGATGAGAAATACGGCTATAACAAGTCAACTGGAGGCGAATGCGGAGCGACTGGATGCCATCGAAGCAGGGAAACCCGTGCAAAGATGAGCAAGGCAAAAAAAGCGAACGGAGGAAAGTCTCTTGCATTAGAAGAAGTATTGAATCATTTAAATGACATAGAAAAGTGGGCAAGAAACGGAGCGAGTGAAGCCGACATTGCGACGAGGTTTGGGATTACACGACAAACATTTTGGAAATATAAAAATGACAACAATGACATTTTTAACGCTATAAAAAAAGGGCGAATGAATTTAGTTGATGAACTGAAGGGAAAACTCGCAGAAAAAGCAAAAGGCTTTTATTATACGGAAACCAAAACAACGCAAAGAAAAGAGGGCGGAAAATCCGTTGTGGTTGTAGAAAAATATGAAAAATATGCACAACCCGATACGGGAGCAATTCACCTTCTACTTAAAAATTTAGATCCCGAATGGAGGAACGATGACCAAGCCACAATGGACTTGAAACGTGAGCAATTGGAAATTGCAAAGCAAAAAGCAGACGAAAACAACTGGTAAGGGAGGCAGAAACCGTGAAGAAAATAATTGATGTATCATATCACAATGGAAATATTGACTGGGTAAAAGTAAAGCAAAGCGATGAGATTTTCGGGGCGATAATTCGCTGTGGATATGGAGATGACCTTACCAGTCAAGATGATAAAAAATTCACGGCAAATGTTGAGGGATGTCTTAAAAATAATATACCATTTGGCGTTTATATTTATTCATACGCTACTACAACAAAACAGGCGGAGAGCGAAGCAAGGCACGCTTTGAGGCTTTGCGAAAAATACAAAAATAAAATGGCTTTCCCGATATATTATGACATTGAAGAAAAAGGCACAGAAAAGGGAGCGACAGAAAGGGCTCGGATATTTGCAAATATTTTAACGGCTAAAGGCTACAAAGTCGGAATATATGCAAGCCTTTACTGGTGGAACAACTATCTCAAGGGATTGAATGAATATTCAAAATGGGTTGCAAGATACAGCAACATTAAACCGCCAATAAATAATATGGATATATGGCAATATACCAGCTGCGGAAAAGTATCAGGGATAATGGGCAAAGTTGATTTTAATTATTTGTACAAAGAATTTGAAGCGACAAAACCCGAAACAGCTACCGAAAAGCCAAAAACAACCACCGAAAAGAAAAGCAACTCAGAAATAGCGGCGGAAGTTCTCGCAGGAAAGTGGGGCAACGGCGTTTATAGAAAAAACAAGCTGACAGAGGCTGGCTATAATTACAACGAAATTCAAAAGATCGTAAACGAAATAATAAGTCCGAAACTTGAAATATACACAGTAAAAAAGGGTGATAGCCTCTGGAAAATAGCACAGCAAAAGCTCGGCAATCCTAACAGGTGGGTCGAGATAAAGACCCTTAATGGATTACAAACTGATTTAATATATGTCGGGCAGAGGCTAAAGCTCCCGAAATAAAGGGGGCAAAAATAAATGTATACACGATTTACATTTTACCGCAGTACAGAATGGCGAAAACTACTTGACACGCTAAAGGCAGAGAGGCTCGATAACAACGGAAATATTATATGCGAGTATTGCGGAAAGCCAATCGTCCGAGCATACGACTGCATCGGACACCACAAAGAGGAGCTGACCGAGGAGAATGTCAACGACTATAGCGTGGCACTAAACCCTGACAATATAGCACTTGTCCACCATAAATGTCACAATTACATTCATAACAAATTTGGACATAAGCAACGGGAGGTGTTCATTGTATACGGAGCACCGCTCGCAGGCAAGAGCTCGTGGGTTGCAGAGGCAAAGACCGATAGCGATCTTGTAATTGATATGGACAACATCTGGCAGTGCATTACAGGCGGCGAGCGATACAGCAAACCACCAAAGCTCAATGCCGTTGCTTTTTCGATACGCAACACACTCATTGAGGCGGTCAAGTACAGGCAAGGCAAGTGGGACAATGCCTTTGTAATAGGCGGCTACCCACTACAGGCAGAGAGGGAGCGACTCGCACGGGAGCTCGGAGCGAGGGAGGTTCTCATCGAAGCCACAGAGGAAGAGTGCCTCGCACGGCTCGAAGCTGACACGAGCGGTCGAGATAAAGACAAGTGGCGTGGCTACATTGCGGAATGGTTCACCCGATACCACCCCCCCTTAAGCGATATTTAAGGCGGTGGAGGTACTGTCGGGGAGGACTAAAATTTTGCAGAAAACCAAAAAATGAGATTTTTGGTTTTAAAAAATTTGAATTTTTCAAAAGTAAAAACAAGAAAAAGTAAAAAACCAAAAGGGAGGCAAAGCCGTGAAAAATACTTTAACAATAGACACAATAAACAATTGCACGGCTATCTGCCTCGACAGCCTGGGTGACGGTCAAAATTCAATATATTTGTGCCTGCAATTAGCAAGAACCACAGGAAACACGCTGACATTTTATGACAACGAAGAAACAGCAATCGGCACAATAACAACATTTGCAAGGACTGATTACTGCATGGTGGAGATCCCCCCGAGTTATTACCCAGAGGGGGAAGGCTACTTATATTTTGATTTTTCGGACGGCACAACAACTTCTCAAAAATTTAGTATACATTTTCCGCCGAAACACGATGGAAACCTTCTCCTCGGGAAAAACAGTGCATTTGAATATTGGGCAAGCTTTAAGCAAGTATGGACAGATGAGGAAATAACCGACACGGTCGAAGAGATAAGCGACCAAATAAGCAACATAACCACAGACGGCAGTCCAATAAATGAAGATATTAAATCCGTGGCAGTAGCAACGGGAAGCTTTATGACTGAGGATGAGCTCAACACAAACAAATCGCCTTATTTTTTAAAAGCGGATGCCAGTTATAACAAAGCGACCAAAACCGTTGTATATAACAGCGACAGGTGGCTCTTCACAAACGGCAGACCCTCAACATTTACACGACAACACACAGAGGTCGAGGGCTCAACAATAACACTAAGAGAAACCACATATCCAGAGGCGGCGGAAAGCTACAGCGAAGCAAATACACAAGCATTTGAAATAAACGGTCAACAAGTTTATTACACCGCAATCGGGAGCGACTCGGGAGCATATGAAAGCCTTATGCTTACATCGCCAACAGACATATATGGCTCAAATGTAGATACAAAAGCCTTTGAAGTTCGTATGCCTAAAGTTGAGTCAAGCAAAATAGTCGCTACTTGGGAATGGGAAAAGCAAGGCGATGAATTTGTCCCCGTAATACGAATGGGGGCAGGAAACATCAGCGGTAACGGAAAAGCAGAAATCCAAACAGAGCTCGCAGGGACAAAGTTTACCCATAAAGGACAATATGACGGTGCAAGCCGTGGAATAAAAATCCTTGATGATGGATTGTATTACAGCAACAACGGCACGGACTGGATAAAGTTCGGGAATACAGAGGGCGATGGAACAGGGAGCACCTCGGGAAGCTATATCGGTGGCAAAGTCAGCATAATAGACCACGCACCTACAACGGATGATTTAACAGGTGATTATGCCGTAATTGTACAATATGACGGTGCCTCAAATCCAGTACTAACGGGAGCAAAAGGCACATTATACAATGCAGTTAACACATACATTGAAGTGCCGAGCATTTCCACGATAACAATTGACCCCGAAAGTCCGACAGTATACACAGGGCGAACACAGCAGTTTACTGGATATATAAACGGAACGGCACAAGCTGCAAGCTCCTTTACTTGGAGCGTTGAGGGAGCGACAAGCAGCTCAACCACCATAAACAACGGACTGCTCACCGTAGGCAACGATGAAGCCGCAACAACAATCCAGATTAAAGCAACCAGCACAGATGATCCGAATAAATATGGGACAACAATTGCAACGGTTGAAGAAGCTCCAACGGGCATTTTATACGACTCTGGAGAATTTAAAAATCCGATGGATAGTCAATTATTCAGCGGCATGAATTCGGGATTAACAATCGAGGCAACGGAGCTCGTCAAAAATGCAACAATATCGGATGGATTTATACAATTGTGGTTTTCCGAGAGATTAAACACCGCATTATTTAACCATTTCAATGTAACATTTACATATACAGGCAATTATCCAAATCAAATATTTATAGGATATTGCCACGCTGACACGATACCAACGGGAGCACCCTCTGGGACAAATAGCAATATGAACGCACCTCGCCCGACTTCGGGTGAAGAGATGACCCAGACCTTGACACTTATTAATTACGGCGAATGCTACATGGGGCTTGCAATGCGGTTACATACAGCCACAAGTGGTTATATGAAAATACAAATTAAAAAAATATGGGTGGATTAAAAGCCATGGGCGAAAAACAAGAATTAAACGAGTATAAAGCCGTGAGCGAAAGGAAACAAGAATTAATTGAATATATAGGTGACCGCACCCTTGACCCATTAATTGATGATTTTGTTTTTATAGAAGGGCAACTTACAGAGCTGAGAAAGCTCCCATTTATAAGAGTACACCCGAATGACCCGTCAAGACAAAAGACCACTCCAGCCGCTAAGCAATACAAAGAGCTTCTGCAACAATATACAAACATTGCAAAGATTTTGTTGAAAGTAAGCGGAGCGGATGAAGCCGACCAAGAAAGCCCGTTAAGGAAGTGGATCAATGAGAGGTTGAAAGATGAGCAATAAAGGACTGACGGCAAGTGAGTTTATTAATTCAGAATAAAACCATTTGGACACCCGACAACTCATATTTATTGGAGTACAAAGCAAGAGCCGAATGTGGTGAAATCTTAATCGGGCAGGAACTACAAATGGAGCTTGACCGATTGGCGGAAGATTTCCTCAACGAAGATTATTATTATAACACCGACACTGCAAACCTCCGAATGGACTTTATGGAGAATTGCGTGCGGCTAACAAAATCTCCGTATTACGGACAACCGATGAAGTTAATGCTCTGGCAAAAGGCGTTCATTGAAGCCCTTTACAGTTTCAAAATATCGGCAGAGCTAAAAGACAACGGGAAAGAGATTGACCGTTTTAAGAAAGCCTTGCTTTTAATTGCAAGAAAAAATACTAAAAGCGAAACCTGCTCGGCACTCGGCAATGCGGAATTCATAACGGGGAACCAAGGTGCAGACCTTGTCTGCAGTAGTAATGACGATGCCCAAGCTTCCATTGTATACGATGCAATGGACACAATGCGGACATTATACGACCCCGAGAACCTCGATACAAAACGCAACCAGCGGTTTATTTTAAATAAAACTACCAACACAAAGGTTTTTAAATTGAGTGACCGCACCCGAAATAAAGAGGGTCGAAATATTGACTGGGCAATTCTTGACGAAATTCACGAAATGCAAAATAACATAATTGCAAAGTCAATCGAACAGAGCCAGAGTTTAAAGGATAACCCGAAATTTATATTGATAACAACCGAGGGCTTTATTATAGACGGCTATCTCGATGAGGAATTGAAGAAAGCAAGGGCAATTATAAACGGAGAGGATGACACAATCAGCTCCGCCCGATATTTACCTTGGCTATATACGCAGGATAGCGAAGCTGAAATTTTCCAGAACCCGAAAAGCTGGGTCAAGAGTAACCCGACACTCGGAATAATAAAGCGGTGGGATTATCTCGAAGAACAAGTTGACCTTGCAAAGAAAAGCAAGGCAGACCGCATCTTCGTATTGAGCAAAGATTTTAATATAAAACAAAACGGCGTTGAACATTGGTTAAATATTGAAGAGTATGATTACAAGGCAACATTTGACCCCGAGGAATTAAGGGGCTGCTTTTGCCTCGGGCATGTAGACCTTGCGGAAACAACAGATTTGGCTTGTTCAAAGGCTCTTGTGATGAAGCCACACGACAAAACAAAATATATATTGACCCAGTACTTCATCCCACAAAGTAAGCTTGAACCTGAAAACGATGACCATAATGCAGGGGCAAAATACAAGGAATGGGCAAAGCAAGGATATATTACCGTTTGCGAGGGAAACGAAATAGACCTCGCCCTCGTTGCAAATTGGTTTTACAAACTACAAAAAGAATACGGGATAAAATTATATAAATGCGGATATGATCAACGATTTGCGAGGGATTGGCTCAACGCAATGGAAACATACGGGTGGTCGAAGCAATATGGAGATGTGGAGTTGATCAACCAAAACGCACCCACACTCAATAACGCATTGCTACTGGTAGAGGCAGACCTTAAAAGCCAGCTAATAAACTACAACGAAAACCCCGTGGACAAATGGTGCTTTTCAAACGCTTGTTTGAAATTAAACGACCAGAGGCAAGCCCTCTGCATTAAGACAGAAAATACAAAGAAAATTGATGGAGCTGTTACTTTGATTTCATTATATGAGGTTTACAGGCGATACCGTAGCGACCTCAAAAAGCTAACTGGAGGTGATTAATAAAATGGGGTTTTTAGATAAGCTTTTTAAAAGACCACCGAAAAAAACAAAGTTTGCGCCAACCCTTGATGGGTGGCTGCCGATTTTTTCACAATTTGGCACAAATATATATGCTTCGGATGTAGTACAGCAGGCACTCAAATGTATTGTAGACGAGATGAAAAAGCTAAGACCAATGCATGTGAGATATACGGGAAACGACCCCGTGCCAGTAAAAAGCACGGTGCAGGATGTACTCAACATCCCGAACCAACTCATGACCACTTCTGAATTTTTAGAGAAAACAACCTGGCTTTTGTTGATGAATTATAACGCTTTCATAATACCGACATATTACACATGGTTAGACGACAAAACGGGACAAACACGCAGATACTATGATGCATTATACCCGATAAACCCCACGCAGGTGGACTTCATCGAAGATGCAAGCGGTCGACTTTTTGTAACATTTTGGTTTTGGAACGGATATAAAACAACAATTCCTTATGACGATGTAATCCATATAAAGATTAATTATTCAATAAATCAGTACATGGGCGGCAACGAAATAGGGCAACCAGACCACCAAGCCCTCCTCGGTACTTTGGAATTGAATAACACGCTCCTGCAGGGCATAGCAAAGGCAATGAAAGCCAGCTATGCAATAAACGGCGTAGTTAAATATAACACGCTAATGGATGACGGAGCGACCAAGGCAGCCCTCGCAGAATTGGAGAAAAAGCTCCGAAATAATGAAAGTGGATTTTTACCGCTGGATCTAAAAGCAGAATTCACACCCCTGCAAAGGAGCACATCGCTCGTTGATAAAGATACACTTGAATTTATTGACAGCAAAATTCTCCGCAACTGGGGAGTCCCCCTTGCTATATTGACGGGAGATTATACAAAAGAGCAGTATGAAGCATTTTATCAAAAGACCCTTGAACCCTTAATAATTTCAATTTCGCAGGCAATAACAAAGAAGCTTTTTACACGCAGGGAACAAGCCTTCGGAAACAAAGTCGAACTTTACCCGAAAGATTTAATTTTTATGACGGTAAGCCAGACACTCGAAATGATTAATATTTTATCACCGACAGGCGGATTATTTGAAAACGAAAAGCGTGTGGCTTTAGGACTTCAACCTTTGCCCGAATTAGAGGGAAAGCGGTTTATGAGCCTTAACTGGATAAGCGCAGACAAAGCCGACCAATATCAAGTAGGGAAAGTAAATGTTGATGTAGTTGACGAAACAAAGGAGGACATGTGATGACAACATTAAACGGAAGTAATGCGGACTATAGAGGGACGAGTGCAGACACCAAACCGACCGAGAATGTGGAAATAAACAGCTTATACCTCGAACTTGATACCAATACCTTTTATTATTTTAACGGCGAGGACTGGTCTATTGTAGGGGGCGACTAAATGAATTATTATGATATTATTTTTGCACAACAAAAAGCTAAAAAGGATAGTAAATATTTCAACGAAATCTCGGATGCTATAAATGTTCTTGCAGGGACAGAAACGACTTATACACCTGCTGAAATGGCTCCAGCAATCCTTGATGCAATTCCGACCGAAACAGCAAGCGGAGAAATGATAGCAATTGATGATGCGGCGAATTATCCTGCGGAGAGCGTGGTCACAATTTTGGAGCCAATGCAAGAAGGTAGCGGAGACCCAAGTCCCGACAATGTAAGACCAATAACAGGATACACGGGGGTGGAGTTGACAAGGACGGGGAAGAATTTAGTTGAGAAAGCGTATGTGAGTCCTTTATCATGGAATGGCTTGACCATAACAGAAAATGTCGACGGCAGTATAAAAATCACAGGGAAGGCGACACATACTGTCGCGAAGGGTTTGTATACTTTATCATTACAAATTGAAAGTACATATTTATTTCACACTGGAGGAACGGATAAGGCTAACTATCTAATGGTGCGTAGAGATGGTAATCCCGGCATTATCAACGAAGGACAATTCACGGTTCGCGCTAATTCGACATATGATGTCGCCATAAGAACAGTAGCTAATGCCGAAATTGATATGACATTATTTCCCGTTGTTTCGTTGCTCACTAATACTGAAACCCACTCCATCACATTCCCCCAGGCACAAAGTCCTGTCTATGGCGGTGAGGTTGATTGGACAAATGGTGTGCTGAGGGTGACGAAATGGAAAGACATTTTATTTAATTCGTGGAAAAGAAATTCAGCAAAAGCGTATTATTCGTACGTATCTCACACCGCCACCCCTAACCAACTCTCTAATTTGCAAGTAATATCAGATAAAGCAGTAACTGCTGTTTCCTCATCTTCAATAGGCATATTTATAAACCCCACTGGGGCAGCACGATTAAATACAAACAAAGCATATGATACAGCCAATGAAATGATTGCCGATTATGGCGGAAGTATTGAAGTCGTCTATGAACTCGCCGAACCTATTGAAATCCCCCTCACATCCGAAGTTATAACGCTATTGAAAGGCGATAATAACATTTGGACTGACAGCGGAACGAGCGAAATTGAGTACAAGGTGGACTTGCAGAGCTATATTCAAAAGCTGATTAACGAGGCAAGTGCAAAGGCAAACACTTTGAGTGTGAGTCCGCCGCTCGGCAAGAATGCGGTAATATCGACCGACAACGACGAGGACGGCGGAGATATCAAAGATGAAGATGAGCCTGCCGAAGAGAACACTGAAGTCGATGACTTGACTGCCAATAAAGAAATAGCTAAAGAATTTGCGAAAACAGAAAAGACCAAAGAATATAAGGGGGCGGCAAAATGAAAAAAGCACTTGAACAGCGTTCTTATAAATTTGAAGCAAGAGCAGAAACAAACGACCACGGAAATATTATCACGGGTCGACCGATAGTTTATAATAGCCCAACCGACATCGGCGGACTATTTCAAGAAGTAATTGACTCGGGAGCGTTGGACTCCGCAGATTTAACAGATGTTCGCTTTTTAGTCAATCACGATTTATCAAAAATACCACTCGCACGAAGCCGCAGGAATAACGGGAATAGCACAATGCAACTCAGCGTTGACCCTTTAGGATTGAACCTCGACTGGGTAAGTTTGGACACCGAGAACAACGCAGAGGCTCGGGCGTTATATTCAGCCGTTCAAAGGGGCGATATAACGGGCATGAGCTTCATGTTCAGCATAGACGATGAGGAGTGGGAAAACTTAGAAAGCGATTATCCCACCCGACACATTAAAAAAATAGGTACAGTAGTTGAAGTAAGTGCGGTGACAATACCAGCTTACGAATCTACTACCATAAGTGCTCGGAGCAAGGAGGCACTGGAGAGTGCTCGGTCGATTTTGGAGAAAGAAAGACAGCAAAGAGCAAGCTCGGTGGACACCGAGGCAAGCCTCGAACTTGCAAAAGCAAAATTTAATTTTATCGCAAAAATAGGAGGATAAAAGGATGAAAAGAAAACAGATATTAGAAAAGAGATTGCAGAGATTACAGACAAAGCTCGCAAACCTTACACAGAGAGCAAACGCATCACAGGATGCGGCAGAGGTAAGAGATCTTACGGAACAGGCACAGGAAGTGACCGAGGAAATCGCAGAAACTCAGGAAGAGATCGCTACAATTGAGGCGGAAGGAAATCCCGAACCCACAGGAAATCCAGACCCCACAGGAAATGTGGAAGGAGCACAGCAGAGGTCAATGCCTCCCCTTAACACTCCCCTTGTAAATGGCGGAATTGTCGGAGCATTTACGCAGACAACAACCACAACCCAGACGAGAGAGAATGTGGATCCATACGCAACTATGGAATACAGAAAAGCGTTTATGAAATACGCACAGACGGGTGAGGCGATACCTGAGAATCTTTACAAGCGTGACGGAATGCCTGCAAACACCGACAGCCTCGGTGCGACAATCCCCACAACCGTATTAAACGAATTTATTAACGAAATCCGCCTCAGATACGGTCAGCTGTATAACAAAGTAAGAAAAATCAACATTCAAGGAGCGGTTAAAGTTCCTATTGCCAAATTACAGGCAACATTCAAGTGGATCACAGAAAGCACAGTTGCACCCAGAGAGGATGGCGGCACAATTAACGATTTTGTCGAATTTTCCTACAATATGGCAGAAATAAGAGTATCACAGACCCTTCTGTCAAGCATAGTAACAATCGACCTTTTCGAGCGTGAAATCGTAAGAGTAATGACCATTGCATATTTACAAGCAATGGATAACGGCATCGTCAACGGTACGGGCAACGGTCAGATGCTCGGCATTTTGAACGACCCGAGAGTCCTCGCAACGGGCAATGTGGTCGAAATGTCCGCCGCAGATATTAACAACTGGTCGGCGTGGAGAAGAAAGTTTTTTGCTAAGCTTCCCCTCGGCTACAGGTCGGGCGAATTTATATTCCCCCTTGCAACTGTTGACGCATACCTCGAAACAATGGCAGATTCCAATAACAACCCTATATTCAGACAGGCAACAGGTCTTGAAGTCAATGACGGCGATGCAACAGACCCGAATGGTCGCTTCTTTGGCAGACGAATAACACTCGTTGAACCCGACATTATTCCCGATTTTGACTCCGCAAACGCAGGCGATGTTATAGGTATTTTTTGGCAGCCCGAGGAATACGCAATCAATACAAGTATGCAGTTCGGTATGCGTAGATGGTTTGATGAAGATAGAAACGAGTGGGTCAACAAGATGCTCACAATAGTTGACGGAAAAGTCCTCAACCCTATTGGCTTCTATCTCATCAAGAAAAAGGCAAGTAATTAATAAGGGGGTAATGCTATGAATACAACTATTGAAGCATTACAAAACCTTTATACAGCACTCGGAGGCACCGCCTCCGAGGTTGCCGAAATATCCACAATCCCCGATATGATAAATGCTATTGCAGGGCTGGGAGCTATAAAAGCAAGTAGTGCATTGGGTATTAATAACTCAAACGAAATTGCAACAGTTAATTAAAAGGAGATAATAAAGATGATTAACACTAACAGAATCGTGCAGGTTTCGGCGATAGACCTGCTCACATTATACGGAAACATTTTGACAATCGCAGGGACAACCGTGACTGCGGTGCAGGCAACAGACCCTGCAACCTTTGAACTCACCGAGGGAAGCGGAAACCTTCTCGCCGCTGAGCCAGTAGAAACCTTTGACTTTGGGGAGGGCGTAACAAGTGCAACGGTTTATTTTATCCCTGCATATAACTACAGTGGATTTTCAATCGCAGGAACGGCAACAACAACATCGGGTGCAACAGTTAATCCCGATGGTCGCACCCTTTACACCGCAACCCTCGCAGATGGGGCGGTTACTATTGCGAAAGTCGGATTTTAATATTTTCGGAAAGGAGAAACACGGGCAATGACAGACGCTGAACTTTTAACCAAAGTAAAAACAGCCCTCGGAATTGGCGGCGATTATCAAGATGACACCTTGACGGAATACATCGCAGAGGTCAAAAGCTTTTTAATCAAGGCAGGAATACCAGAGGCAAACATCACAGCTGGCATTATAGCCCGTGGAGTCTCCGACCTTTGGAATTACGGCTCGGGCGGCGGCACGCTTTCAACATATTTCATGCAGAGAGCAACACAACTGAGTTATAACGGGGGGTGAGGCTATGGCAAATTATACACACGATTATAAGCCACAAATGCCATTTACAGTGCCTTTCAAAATACAAACCCCGACACTTCAAACTATAAAGGGAACACCAACAAAGACCTTTACCGAGGGAGAAACCGTTTATTTTTGCAGCTTCCGCACATTTGGCGGCACGGAAACCACCGAAAACGGAGTTTATATCGTACTCGATACGGGTGTAATAGATACATGGTATACCGATAAAATAACTTCCGATTGCAGAATTCACTGTCTGCAAAACGGCAAAGTTTACGATGTAATCGGCACACCCGAAAATATAAATATGCGGAATAAATATCTGAAATTCAGAGTGCAAGCAATACAAGGTGGTGCGTGAAAATGGCAAAGAAACGCTCGCCCACGGGCAAAAAGAAGTTCGGTGTAAAATTTACAGGGTTTGAAGAATTGGCGGAAAGATACGACAGGCTCGGCGGAGATCTCAAAGAAATAACACAAAAATGCCTTGTATTTATCCCCGATGAAATCAACCCGAAATTACATCGGGCAATGGCACAACACCGCCAAAGCGGTCGCACCGAAAAGAGCATTGTCGAGGGTCAATCGGTTGAGTGGCAAGGGACAAAGGGCAGTATCAGCGTCGGCTTTGATATAAGCAATGGCGGTCTTGCCTCAATATTCCTAATGTATGGGACAGCGAGGCACGCCCCTCGCAACCAATACGGAAGCCCGAAAAAGAGCGGAGCAATGAACAATGGCACCGAGAAAGACCAAGAGCTTTATGATGCCATTTATGGAGCTAAAACACAAAGAGAAATCAGCAATAAGCAAAAAGAAATTTTTACAAATGCCGTTGAAAAAGCGATGACATTTAAAAACGGCAGCGAGTAGGAGGCAAAGCCGTTATGGAGGATATACTCATCAAGCTACTGGAGCGGTTCAATTATCCAGTGATACGGCAGGGGAGCCTCGCACCCTCGAAGGCTTACCCCGATACATTTTTTACATTTTGGAATAACAGCGAAATAGAGCAAAGTTCATATAACAACGAAACCGCCTCGGTTGTATATAACTTTGATATAAATGTATATTCCACAAACCCCTCTACAACCTATGACCTTTTGAAAGAGGCTCGGGAGCTATTTAAATTCAACGGGTGGCAAACACCCGACAGAGGGCATTACATAGCAAGTGACGAGATTACTCACACAGGCAGAGGGATGACAGTTACATTTTTAAATTTTGAAAAATAGGAGGTAAACAAAATGCCAGATTTTCAGAGCACACAACAAGTATTTGAATTCAGAGGCGTTGACAGCCTTTACATTGCTGAGATAACGCAGGATGATTCCGAGGGCTACACCACAGCGACCCCCGTTTATTTGTCACCCGTTGCGGAGGTTTCAAAGGCAACAGAAAGCAACAGCGAAGCCCATTATTACGACAACAAAGCGATGATTGTTGTTAACAGCGAAAGTGCAGACACAATCAGCATTACAATGGCTCCTCCCGTGCTTGCCAAATTGGCACAGATAACAGGAAAGAGCTTCGATGAAACCACGGGAATGATGGTCGACAGCGAAAGGCAAAATAAATACTTTGCATTGATGTATAGAACAAAAGGAACAGACGGGGCATATAGATATGTTAGCCGTTTAAAAGGTACTTTCAACATTCCCGAAGATACCCACAATACAGAGGATGACGGGACAGAAACCACAAACACCTCAATTGAGTACACGGGCATATATACGGAGTATGAGTTCAACAAAGGCGTTTATAACGGTTCAAGTTGGAGCAAAGGATCGGCAAAGGGAATTGTTGTAGATAGCCGTTATAGTTTAGCGGATGTTTCAAATTTCTTTGCACAGGTACAAACACCCGACACTATAACAACAAATCCCGCTGTAACAGGTATAGGCGTTGTGCCTTCATCCGTAACACTTGAAATTGATGAAACAGCAACGCTCACCGCAACGCTTACGCCCACCGGAGCAACAGGCACAATCACATGGACTTCTTCCGATGACACAACCGCAAGCGTTGTAAACGGAGTAGTTACAGGCTTGGCGGCAGGAACTGCAACAATAACGGCGACATGCGGTTCATATAGCGATACATGCTCCGTGACCGTAATAACCGAATAATTTTAAAAAATGCTTAAAGCGGTGGTTTAAATAGCCGCCGCTTTTTTAAAAAAAGGAGGCAAAGAAAATGGCAACAATAAAGCTCAACATTTATAAGGCAGAAAATAAAAACGAAATAGAAAAGACATACACAACCGAGGGATATGACCTAATGCTCGGCACTGTTGAAGATATTATGAATGTAATTGACATCGACAAAATGAACGATAACAGAGCAGTCGCTTTGATGGTAATGCAGGGTTACAGACAAATAAAGCCGCTCCTTCAAGATGTATTTGAGGGAGTAACGAGCGAGGAACTCAATCGTGTAAAGATTAAAGAAGTCGTGGTTGTATTTATACAAATTTGCTCCGCTGTACTTGACAGCCTTAAAATTTTGCAGACGGGAAAAAACTAAATGGGGGAGTATATGACAATACTCCCGTTTATGATTTATTGTTTGAATCCACGGTCAACCTTTGCGAGAGGTTCACAGGATTAACTCCGTTATCATTGCGGAAAGAAAAGGCTCGGGAAGTATTCACGCTGACCGTTCGTTATAACAGATACAGCAGGAAGCATCGAAAGAAAAATAAAAAGCAAGTAATCAGAAAGCCTGCAGGTGACTCGTGGTTTTAAGGGGGGTGAAAAACCGTGGCAGGAAAAAACAACAACGAAATTACAACAAAATTTAGTGTTGATATCAAAGAATTAAAGTCGGGCATACAAGAGGCAAACCGACAAATAAGACTGGCAAACGCAGAATTTAAAGCAGCCTCCACGGCTATGGACTTTGTCGCAGATAGTGCGGATGGCATACAAAAGAAAATTGACCAATTAACAAAGGTATACGATGCCCAGAATAAAAAATTACAAAATTACAAAGACCAGTTAAAACTCGTTGAAGCGGAACAAGGGGCAAACAGTAAGACGGCTGATGAACTCCGAATTACGATCGCAAATCAACAGGCGGCATTAAACAAAACCGCCCAAGAGCTTCAAACATTTGAAACAAAATTAACAGAGGTTAAAACCGCCCAAGAGCAGTCAGCAGATGGGGCAACGGAGCAAATAAATGCACTTGATAAACTACAGAGCGAGATCAAGGAGCAGGAAGATGCACTTGCAAATTTAAAAGATAAATACAGCAATGTGGTTTTAGAGCAAGGAGCAAACTCGGACTCCGCAAAGGAACTCGCAGGCGAAATCGACAAATTGTCATCAGAGCTAAAAGACAATAAATCCGATTTGCAAAATGCGGAAAACGCCGCCGATGAGTTCGACAACACCCTTGATGATTTAGAGGGAAGTGCAAAGACCACAGGCGGTGGTCTTGATGTATTGACCGTAGCACTCGGAAACCTTGTTGCTGATGGCATAAACAAAGCAATAGGAGCAATAAAGGATTTTATTACTGACAGCATAGAGGTCGGAAAAAATTTCGACACTTCAATGTCACAGGTCGGGGCTGTCTCGGGAGCGACAGGCGATGAACTTCTCGCCCTAAGAGATAAGGCAAAGGAAATGGGTGCAAGCACCAAGTTCACAGCCAGCGAAGCCGCCGATGCCTTTAATTATATGGCTATGGCAGGCTGGAAAACCGAGGATATGATCAGCGGAATAGACGGCGTGCTTAATTTGGCGGCGGCTTCGGGAGCAGACCTCGCAACAACCTCGGACATAGTAACCGATGCATTAACGGCAATGGGTTATTCCGCTGGAGATGCAGGACACCTCGCCGATGTAATGGCGGCGGCGAGCTCGAATGCAAACACCAATGTCGAAATGATGGGTGCAACATTCAAATACGCCGCTCCGCTTATAGGTGCAATGGGCTACAGTATGGAAGATGCCGCCGTTCAGATAGGATTAATGGCTAACGCAGGCATTAAGGCGGAGCAAGCAGGAACCTCGCTCCGCTCGATTTTAACAAGACTTTCCGCACCCCCGAAAGAAGCAGAAACAGCGATGAATGCCCTCGGAATTTCCCTCACCGACAGTGAAGGGAATATGAAATCCCTTGAACAAGTAATGGCAGAATTAAGAGCGGCATTTAGTGGACTTTCGGAAACACAACAAACACAATACGCAAAGCAGATCGCAGGACAAAATGCAATGTCAGGCTTTCTGGCGATAGTAAACACAGCTCCCGAGGATTTGGAAAAACTACAAAAGGCGGTTGAAAATTGCGATGGAGCGGCAGAGGATATGGCAAACACCATGCTCGACAATCTCGGCGGTGATATGACTTTGTTGCAATCCAAATTAGAGAGCGTTCAACTTGAAATTTATGAAAAATTTGAACCTGCATTGAGAGCAGGAGTTGACGTGCTTAATAAATTGCTTGATGCCGTTCAATTTGTGGTAGACCATTCGACTGAATTTATAGGGGCTCTCACTGCAATGGGGGCAGCCATAGCAACTTATGTAGCATACACAACCGCAATAAAAGTGATGAAAGAAGGCTGGATGGCACTCGAAGCAGTACAGAAAGCCGTGACCGCCGCTCAGTGGTTGATGAATGCGGCGATGAACGCAAACCCGATGGGCATATTAATTTCACTCTTGGCAGCCCTTGTTGCAGCTATAATTTACCTTTGGAACAATAGCGAAGAATTCCGCAACTTCTGGCTCGGAGCTTGGGAAAAAATTAAAGAAGTCGCTCGGGTTGCTTGGGAAGCCATAAGCGGATTTTTCTCGGCAGCTTGGGAAAAGATACAATCGGTCTGGAGCGGACTCGTTGAGTTTTTCGGCGGATTATGGGAAGGAATAAAGACAACCTTTAGCACCATAGCGAACTGGATAAACGACAATATTTTTAAACCAATAATGAACTTTTTTAACCCTGTAATTACTTTTTTCAAAGAGGCTTGGGAGATCATAAAGCAACTCGGGAAAGGTACATGGGAAGCAATAAAGGCAATATGGTCGGTAGTAAGCGAGTGGTTCAATACTACAGTAATACAGCCTGCGGTTCAATTATTTACAAATTGGTGGAATAATGTAAAATCCAACGCAGAAACAGCGTGGAACTTTATAAAAGGAGTATGGAATGTTGTAAATAGTTGGTTTAATACCACAGTAATACAACCCGTTGCAAAATTTTTCTCAGGCATGTGGGACGGATTGAAAAAGGGAGCTTCCAAGGCTTGGGAGGGTATAAAATCCGTTTTTTCTTCAATTACAAATTGGTTCAAAGAAAAATTTACAGCGGCGTGGACGGCAGTTAAAAATGTATTCAGCACGGGCGGAAAGATATTTGACGGCATAAAAGAGGGTATAACTTCCGCATTTAAAAATGTTGTAAATGCTATAATAAAGGGCATTAACAAAGTAATTGCGATCCCGTTCAATGCAATAAACGACACGCTCGAAAAAATAAGAACTATTAATATTGCAGGGGCTGAGCCTTTTAAAGATTTAATAAAACGGTTTACAGTTCCGCAGATACCACTCTTACAGAGCGGCGGTGTATTAGCAAAAGGACAGGTCGGCTTTTTGGAAGGCAACGGAGCAGAGGCGGTCGTGCCTTTGGAAAATAACAAAAGGTGGATCGCAAAAACCGCTCAGGATTTGAGAAATGCCCTTGAAGCAGAGGGAGTCCTTGTCGGAGGCAGAATGACCGCACCCGTGACAAATTATAACTTTACTCAAAATAATACAAGCCCGAAAGCATTATCAAGACTTGAAATTTACAGGCAAACTAAGAATCAATTAAACTTTGCAAAGGGGGTTTAATACCGTGCTAAAAATCAAAGTAACAAACCACCGAGGGGAATCAATGATTTTGAACGGCAACCCGAATTATACTGTAACAAGTATAACAGGGTTGAACCCCTCGACTGCAAATATAAATACAATGGCTTCTGCGAATACAGACGGCTCGACTTTCACCAACAGCAAAGTAAATGAAAGAAATATTGTATTTACAATCGTAATAGAGCCGACAGTGGAAACAAACCGCATAAATCTATATAAATTTTTTAAAGTAAAAAAGGCTTGTTCATTGCAATTTGAGAATAAGACCCGTCAAGTTAATATAAATGGATATGTAGAAAGCTTTGACTGCGATTTTTACTCGCAAAGAGAAACCGCACAAATAAGCATACTATGTCCTCAACCTTTTTTTGCAGATATAGAAACGGCAACGGCTATTATTAATCTTACAGAGGAAACAACTATAAATAATTACGGAGATATCGAAACTGGGATTATTATTACAATTAATGCCACAGGGAGCGTGGAGGATCCTATAATTCAGAATACGCAAACGGGCGATTATTTCCAACTTTTAACAACGCTGTCCGCAGGGGATGTTTTAATAATAAACACCAACCGGGGGAATAAAGGCGTGACCATTTCCAGAAACGGCACAATAATAAATGCCATTAACTACATGGAGCGAGGCTCCACATGGCTACAGCTTGACAGCGGTGACAATTTCTTTACTTGCGGTGCCGCAACAGGGGCAGAAAATATGCAATGCAATATTACATATAACGCACTTTTTGAGGGAATTTAAAATGGATATATATGTATTAAATACAGCCTTAGAAACGCTCGGAGTAATAGATCAATATCAATCCTGCATTTGGACAACCCGTTATTATTCAACTGGGGATTTTGAACTATACCTCGGAGCAACCACAGAGGCTCTCGATCTTTTGCAGAAAAACCGCATCCTTGTCCGAGATATGGACATGACGGAAACCGAAATGCACAATTTAATGGTAATCCAAAACATAGAGCTAAAGACGGATGCAGAAAACGGAAACACAATCACCGTGACGGGTTCGTCCCTCGGAGCTATAATCGGGCAAAGGGTGGTTATATACCAGAGCATATTAAGGGGGCAGGTCAATGCTTGTATTGCAAGATTATTATTTGAAAATATAGTCGAACCCGAAAACACAGAAAGGCAGATTCCGAATTTCACCATTGACAGCTCCCCCGAGATAACAGACACGATGGAAATGCAAATCACAGGTGACAATTTGGCGGAAACAATAAGCGAAATCTGCCAGACATACGAGCTCGGGTGGGAATTATACATCAAAAATAATAATTTTGCTTTCAGACTATACAAGGGAATTGACAGATCATACAATCAGACAGAAAATCCCTTTGTTGTATTCAGTACAAACTTTGACAACTTAATCTCCTCGGACTATACCGACAATATAACAGATTACAAAAATGTCGCAATTGTAGCAGGCGAGGGAGAGGGAAATGCCCGAAAGCTTCAAGTTGTCGGCACGGCAAGCGGTTTGAACCGCTATGAAGTTTGGGTCGATGCCCGAGATGTATCAAGCAACGATGGCGAAATACAATTGACGGATTACACCACGCTCCTGCAAGAGCAGGGGCAGGAAGCACTCGCAGGGCTTGATGGAGTACAAGCCTTTGAGGGAGAAACCGACACCACGGTCAATTATATTTTAAATCAAGATTTTTTTCTCGGAGATATAGTTCAAATTGAAAACGATTATGGAATCGGAGCAACCGCCCGAATTTTGGAAATTATAGACACAGACGATGACACGGGGCGAACAGTAATCCCGACATTTAGCACGATGGAGCTGTAAAAATTGTTATAACATCATTTTATACCAAAAAAGGAAAAGCCACCCAAAAGGGTGGCTTTTTTATTCGTAAATGGGGCTCATGTTAGACTCGTAGAAGTCCAAATCCCCATATTTGTCGATGCATTCATCGACAAAATTAAGGTAGGCTTTGTGCCTTTCCTCTTTAGTATATGCTCCATAGACATATACTAAAAATATTATTTTTCCGTCTCCGACTTGGGAGACAACAAACTCTATATTTTCCATATTTTTCAATTCCTTTCTGGTTTAATGGCTTTTCCTTGCCTTTTGATAATACAATTATACATCTTTAGGGGTACAAAATCAAGTATTTTTTAAGAAAATAATGTACAAATATCAAGGGAATACAAGGGCTTTATTTGTCTACTTTTAGGGGTATAATTTCCGCAATAAAAAAGCACCGCTTCAAGGGGGTAAAAATTATGAAAATTGAAAATGTAAATATTGAAAGAGGTAATGTAAGAATAAACTTGAAGCTTAGAGGCATAAGAAATGACATTATAAGAGTTGAAACAACTGCGAAAACCAGAGGAATGGAAATACCTGAATATTTTACATTGATATATGATGGATCTACAATGAGTAAAACAAGAGCCGAGGCAAGAGCCTCGGCTTTTTTATTCCGATTTATAAATACTTTTTGCAAGCTCGGTCAACTCTTCGGTTTCCAGAATATCCGCAATAGGACATTCAAGAGCCGCCGACAATTTTAATACGGTGCCAATTTGAGCCTTGTCAATTGGCTTTTGTCCTTGCTCGTAGTGCTGGAGCATACGGATATTAACCCCTGCCCTTTCCGCAAGTTGGCTCTGCGAATAGCCGCAGGCTTGGCGTTGTTTTTGTAATTTTGTTTTCATAATTTTTACCTTTTCACCCTTTCGGGGTGTCCTTTTTTTCTGCATTATACTTGTCTGTGTAGCACCGATTTCATATTTTTCAATTCCTTTCTGGTTTATTGGCTTTTCCTTGCCTTTTGATAATACAATTATACATCTTTAGGGGTATAAAATCAAGTATTTTTTAAGAAAATAATGTACAAATATCAAAGGAATACAAGGGCTTTATTTGTCTACTTTTAGGGGTATATCTTCCGCAATAAAAAAGCACCGCCGAAAAAATCGACAGTGCCTCCAGAAAGGAACTCCCACGGGGGGAGCAAAAAACATGATAAAAGTATAATACACCTTATCGCAGGAAAAAGCAAGGGAATAATTACAAGTTTTCAGAAAAAACAAATTGAATTTATATGTAACAAATATGTAACAACACGATGATGAAACCGCATAAAAACAAGCGTTTTTAAAAAATTTCATTTAAAATCAAATTATTCTGATAAAAGAACTAAAAATAAAAACATTGAATTTATGGGGCTTTCAGAGGTCAAAAAAACTATAAAAAATCTTTGTATGTAGCAAATATGTAACAAATTTTTACAGCAGATTAACCGCATTTAAAAGAGTTCTAACATCAAGATGAGTATATACATCTGTAGTGACATCGCCTGCTTTGTGACCCACTATCTTTTGAATAATAGGCTTATCAATTCCCTTTTCAGTTGCTAAGGAAATAAAAGTTGATCGAGTATCGTGTGGGGTATGATTTGCAAATATATAATTGAAATCCCGTGCATAGTTATCATACGAATAAGCAGAAAGACGCTCCCTAACGAACCAATTAAAACGCTCGTTGATTTTATCGGCTACAGGGACGGAGCGGATGCCTGCGGCGGTTTTGGCACTTACAATATTAAAATAATTGTTAAAAATATTGTCTTTTCTCAATTCCAATAATTCAGACGGTCGAACACCAGTATATACATAAATTAGAATTGTATCGGCTATATCAGACCCGGAGATCCACAGGCGGTCAATTTCTTTTTGAGAAAACGGAACATGATTTTTTACAGCATTTGCAGAAATTTCAACATATTGCGTGTAATTCTTTTCGATAATATCATTTTTAATTGCCCACTCAAAAACAATATTCATTACAATTTTTAAATTATTCAAAGAACTTTTTGAAGTAAATTTTTGCAAATCAATAATTGATTGTAAATCATATAAGCGAATATCCCTTATTTTCTTATTGTGGAGAGGGGCGAGCTTCCGAAAGGCACTTGTATAACTTTTGCACCGAGAAGTCCCCTGCTCCAGATGTCGCTCTTGCCAGATTTCCCATATTTCGCCGAATGTAATATTAATATAACGAATATCCGAAACAACTGAATTTTTTTGATTTTTCAAATTATATTCAGCAAGGAAGAACTCTGCCTCGGAAAGCGTTGCAAAATAACCCAACACTTTTAACTTTTGGGAATAGGTGCCGTCAGGATTAGGGCGGAGGCTTGCCTCCAAATCCGTAACCCGTACAATATACGGGCGGCGGCGTTTTCCCGACAATTTACTAATAGAACCGTAACCGTTAGCTTTTTTCATAAATATCCCCCTTTCGAGATAAAAAAGGTTCAATTTGTTTTTTCTGATATTAACGAATTTGCCTTTGTACAGCTACAACAAGTCCCAGAATACGGAAATCAATAAACTTAGATACATCAAATACCAACTCTTGAAAATCGGGATTTTCGGGACGAAGTACAATTTTTGTTTTATAATCATAAAAACGCTTCAAAGTAATTTCATTGTTAATTGAAATAACGGCGATTTGACCATTTCCAACAATTGGTTGCTGTTTTACAAAGACCAGATCGCCGTCAAATATTCCAGCGTTAATCATACTATCACCACGAGCATAGAGGCAAAAGTCCGCTTTTACATCAGTATCAACACATCCAAAAAAAACCTCATCTTCAAAATTCGGTATGCCGCAGGCAACAGAGCCGAGGATGGGCAACTTTTTATTGTATTCAACGGGCATTAATTCGGGTGGCATTTCCACACGAGCAGGGACATCAAATCCCATTAAATATGGAATTGAAACATTTAAAGCTTTTGACAATATCAATAATTTTTTTTGCTTAGGTTCATTTTTTCCGCTAATATACTGCGACAATTCGGACTTGTAAATTTTAATCCCGTATTCAGCACAATAAGGCTTGCACAATTTTAAGACATCAACCTGTCGGAGATGCCGTTCTTTCATTATTTCAAGTAATCTTTCCCTTGTAGTTTTCATAATATCACCCCCTATTATTACAGATAAACGAATAAATCGGTGTAATTCAAATATAGCATATAATTATATTTTTTTCAATAAAAATAAAAAAAATATTTCATTAAACTAAAAAAAAGTATTGACAACTGAACAAAAGTTCTATATACTGAACTATATACGCACGAAAGGGGGCGATAACAATATTTAACTATTCAAAATTAAAAGGTCGCATAAAAGAAAAGTGCGACACCCAGAAAGAGTTTGCGAAGCAGCTTGGAATCACCGAGCAGTCGCTTTATAAAAAACTATCTGGAAAAAGCGAATTTTCGCAGCACGAAATAATTAAAAGTTGCGAAATACTCGAACTTGAAGTTGAAAATATTAAAGAATTTTTTTTTACAACTTCAAGTTCTATTTCCCGAACTAAGGAGGGAATGAAATGACCGTATCTTTAAAATACGCCGCCGCCCTTATTAGTTGGAAACCTGCTCAATTATCGTACTTGATAAGAGCGGAAAAGCCAAAATGGGCAAAGAAAGAAAAAAACAGGTATTTAATAGACTTGAAAAATTTTAAAAGATGGAAAAGTGAATATTTTGAGTAAAGAAAGGACAAAAAACAATGATAGCGATCTGGATTTTTTGCTCGGGAATAGCATTAGGATTATTCTTCGAGCAAATAACAAATTTAATAATAGCCCTTTGCACCAGAAAGAGCAGAGAACAGGCAATCAAGGAAGAAAACAACCGAAAGACGGCGGATTTTTTCTGTAATTTCAAAATAAGATGAGCGGGGCAAAAATGATGGTTTGCCCAAGCCGTGAAGAATGGCTCAAAGTTCGCACCTCGTACATCGGGGGGAGCGATGCCGCTTGCATTGTTGGAGCAAACCCGTGGAAAAGCAACATACAGCTCTGGGAAGAAAAGACGGGTCGCAGGTCGGCAGAGGATATAAGCGGAAAGCCTGCCGTTCAATACGGAATACAAGCAGAGCCGCTCCTTCGTGAGTTATTCCGCTTGGATTATCCACAGCTACGTGTGGACTATTTGGAAAACAACATCTGGACAAATGAGGCGGTGCCTTTCGCACATGCAAGCCTTGACGGATGGCTCACAGACCCAAATGGTCGGCGTGGGATTTTGGAGATTAAAACAACCACGATCCAAAACAGCACCCAGAAATCCCACTGGCAAAATCAAATCCCACAAAATTATTATATTCAAGTCCTGCATTATTTAATGGTGACGGGTTGGGATTTCGCAATATTAAAAGCAAAAATAAAATGGGAGCTTCCCGACACCGAGCCGTTCGCACAAATAAAACATTTCAGGATAGAGCGGTCGGAGGTAGAGGCAGACCTTGAATTTTTAGAAAATTCCGAAAGAGAATTTTATAAAAATATTAAAACAAACACACCACCGCCGCTTATACTTCCCGAAATATAAGAGGCAGAAAGGGACGTGATGAAATGACAGATGAATTGATGCAAAGAATACATGCTGGAATAATCAAAATGGATGAGACCTTACCGCATTGGCTAACTTTAAAAGAAAGGCTTATAAAGTCATACAGATACTTGCACGAGTACGGAGTTGAAAATTTCCGTATGTCATTTTCAGGGGGTAAAGATAGTTGTGTAATGTCGTACCTAATAGATTTGGCAATTCCAGATAATAAAATCTCAAGAGTGTATGTAGATACAGGCATTGAATTAAATATGGTTAAAAATTTTGTAAAGGAGATGCAAAAGAAAGATGATAGGATTGTAATTATCAAATCGCTTGTACCTATAAAACAAATGCTGGAGGAAGAGGGGTATCCATTCAAAAGTAAAAAGCATTCGTCTTATGTCGATATATTTCAGAGAAATGGATGGACTAAGACGGCTCAAAGCTATTTATTTCCCGCAAAAAAACAAAAATATTATGGCTGTCCTAAGATATTAAGATATCAGTTTGAAAAAGGGATAAAATTAAGAATTTCAGATAAATGTTGTAAAAGATTGAAAGAAGACCCTCTGACAATATGGCAGAAAGAGAATAATAAACCATATTCAATTATTGGAATTATGAGATCCGAAGGGGGGCGTAGAAACAGAGCACAATGTCTTGCATTTAGAGGAAATGAATTAAAAGCATTTCAGCCTTTAGCACCTGTAACAAAAAAATGGGAGGATTGGTTTATTAATGAATTTAATATTCCGATTTGTGATATTTATAAACCGCCGTATAATTTTGAAAGAACAGGATGTAAAGGATGTCCATTCGCTATTAATATTCAAAATGAATTAGAAACTTTAGCTAAATACTTTCCGAACGAATATAAACAATGTGAAAACATTTGGAAGCCCGTATATGATGAATATAGGCGAATAGGGTATAGATTGAAGAAATCTCCCGAGCAAATAGTGGAAGAAGCACAAATGCGTCAAATGGTTTTAGAGGAGATAACAAAATGACAGAATTACAGATCAAAGAATACAAACAACCCGAAACAATACAATTCAACTATGAAGAGCTTAAGGCGGAGCTTGCCGAAAAGGTGAAAACATACGAAGTAATGGTTTACACCGAGGACACTATGAAAGAGGCAAAGGGCGACAGGGCAAGCCTTAACCGATTGAAGAAAGCCTTAAACGATGAAAGGATAAAACGGGAAAAAGAATACTTGGAACCCTTCAATGATTTTAAAACAAAAATCAACGAAATTATAAAGATTATTGACAAGCCTGTCGAAATAATCGACAGGCAAATAAAAGAGTTTGAAGAAACCAAAAAAGCTGAAAAGGCGGACGAAATAAAACGCTGGTATTTAGACGAAAGGGAAGCGTTAACAGCCCCCGAATGGTTGACAATAGAGCAAATCTTCAACCCGAAATGGCTCAATGCCAGCACTTCGATGAAAACGGTTCAAACGGAAATTCAAGAGGCGGTCAATAAAATAAACGCAGACCGTCAAACAATACACGAACTGCCCGAATTTGCCTTTGAAGCTTTGGAGGTTTACAAAACAACCCTCGATATTAGCAAGGCAATAAGCGAGGGGAAAAGGCTCTCCGAAATTCAGAAAAGAAAACAAGAGGCAGAGGCTCAAAAGGCGGCAGCTGCAGAAACCGCACCAACCACAGAGGTCAAACAGCCCGAGCTTGTGCAGGAAACGAAACAACCCGAGGCAGAGCAACCGAAAACATACTGGGTGGCATTTAGAGCCTTGCTGACAGTTCCGCAGGCTAAGGAATTAAAAGCCTTTTTTGACAGAAACAATATACAATTTGAGGCAGTAAGGGAGTGAAAAATGAGCGAGAAAGCAAAGAGGATGAAAGAGGCAAGCTATTTCAATAAAGACGGTGACTGCTACATTCACATAGAAATGAAAGGCGGAAAAGACGGCGAAACAGTAACCGAAATAAAAGGGAGGATAAAATAATGGTACAAAACACACTCGCACCGAAAACAAAGACAAATCAAGTGACGGAATATGAAAGCAACGGGGAAGTTGTAAAATTGAGTCCGCAGACAATAAGAAACTACCTTGTGAGCGGCGGCGGAAATGTAACCGACCAAGAAGTCATGATGTTTTTAACACTTTGCAAATATCAACATCTCAATCCATTTTTGAAAGAGGCATACTTAATAAAATTTGGCAACAGCCCTGCGACTATTGTCACGGGCAAAGAAGTATTCACAAAAAGAGCAAAGAGAAAT